ATGAACTACTGGCAGCAGTTGCTCCGGTACTAGTACCTCTATAATTAATATTAGTAACTAGTGATACGCCACTATAAAAATGGTACGTCTTATATCCCCAACTCATATTTACGACGGTTGGTCTTCTATATCCTGTAGTAGGATCTACTGATTTATTTTTATGAAATTCTTTTACTGCATCAAACCACCAAGTACTATTACCAATGCCGTCTGTTGCATCAGCAGGCATACTATATAACTGAGCTTTCGGTGCCCAACCAACAGTCGCTCCTCCCATAGTTCCTAAAACGTGTGTAGCGTGATAGCCATATGAATCTGAACTTGTGTAATTAATAGTACTTGCACCACTCATATTTGGTAATGTATTCCACTGAAGCTGATTATATCTACCAGCAAACTGCTCATGATCGTATCTAGCAGTATTTCCTTCATGCACAACTAGATCAACGCCTTCACCATCTAAATGCCCGGTATATTTTAAAGTCTCGCGTTGACTTGTTACACTTGATCCCCATCCATTTGTTGCTTCAATATGTCGCAATAATCCCCAGTTATTCTGGTTTGTATTATTACTTTGTCGTTCCCAATTATTTCTATGATTATATTCAAAATCTAAAAAGTCATCAGACCATTCAATAGGAGTATGTACACTATTAACCCTTGGATCTGATCGTAGTGTCTCAGCTTCTTCGTCTGTTAAAGCCATATTAAAATGACGCTTACTACCATCACGGCTATAAACTACATCAACAGATCGAGCCGGAACGTAATCGTTTCCAGCTTCTGCTGTGAGTTCGTCTTTTAAAAGGTCTTTACTTTGACCTTTTTCCATTGCTATTATATAATCTTTTTCTGACATAGTTTACCTATATAATATTGATTGTATTACCCATTGATCCGTGCGCAGTACACTGGTAATATAAAGTAGATGGAGCAGACATTGGAACTTTAAATACAATAGTACCGTTTGAGCTACCGTTATTCGTTACGCCTGTACTGTATGCAGATCCACCAGCGCTAGCTCTAATCTCAAAGGGATGTGAACCACCAGAATTATTTACAAAATAATATGTTTCGCCTCTACGTAAATATAACAAAGGATCGTTTTCGCCTGTAGGAAACCAATGACCGTCCGGATCATTAAAGATATAATGACTGCTTCCGCTTGCTGTAAGTGTAAACAACGAAGCGCCTCGTGTCATAGCTGTCCAATCGCCACGCTGATAGATCTCAAACTGACCATTATCAGTGTTATAAATTATCTCACCGTTTGCCGCAGTTAAAGATCCTCTTTGAGATGTGGTAAGAGAAGCAACTCTAAATCCACCACCCGAAACAGTAACAGATCCGCCAACTGTCATATTAATATTAGATGACGATGTAAGCGTAGGTGTTCCTGCTGTACTTGTTCGTATCGAATTAATAATAAGACCATCAGAGTCAAACTTACCAACATCTGCACCCTTAACACGAATATCAATCTCATCATCGTTACTAGAATGGAATGATGTATCACCATCAGCATCCATTACTAATTCATTTCCGTTCATATCAATAGATGAACCATTAGCAAGATAACTTCCTAAATCACTAATTTGAGATTCAGTTATTGATAGTGCAGCTTGATGCGAAGTTACATCTCCTTCTGTTACGGTATAACCAGTGATGTAAGATTGTAGATCGCTAACCTGACTTTCTGTAATTGATAATGCTGCTTGGTGTTGAGTAACAGCACTTTCTGGCACATTTGTATCAGGAATATTAGTCCAAGTAACTGCGGCTGATAAATCGTTTGTTTCAGTATAGCTTGTTAAGTAACTCGACAAGTCCGGAGGTGTATATGAGAATACACCTGTACCGTTATTATATGATAGAGTAGGTGATCCTGCGGCATTTGTAGAAACACTAAAGTCAGCATATCCTAGGCCACCGCCTCCACCACCGCCACTTACGTCGGCAGCTGCTATAAACATTTGTTGAGCAGAATCCCATTTAAGGATCTGGTTATTTGAAATGCCAGACATATTAATATCTGTATGTCCGCTTACACTACCGATTCTAGCAGATACATAATTCGAATCAACAAGCGATATTGTTTTAGCCGAGTCGATTCCTGTACCGACATCACTAAAATTAGCAAGCTTCACCCAAGCTCCGCCATGTGCCATGTATCCTGCACCTTCGGAATGAACATGAGCAAACATACCATGATATGTTCCAGCAGCTGGTAATGCGCCAGCTGAATCATAATTGTTTGAATATAATATTTTATGTGTTCCAAAATTTATATCAGAATCACCGGCGATAGTATTTAAATTTATACTACCTTGTGCAGCTTGCGCTATTGATGTGATTGCAGCTGAATCTAAGTCAGCGTTCTGCAATGTGGTAAAGTTGGCATCGAGTTCGACGTGGGTCAATGCCGTCCCTTTAGTATTTCGTAATGTAATTGCCATTTTTTACCTCTAAGTAAGTTCTACGTAATCTGAATCGACATAACCAATTGTCATATAGCGTGGATTTCCAGCAGCTGAGTCATAGAACCATGTTGCCTTATCGAACCTTTCTATATCGTTGCTCATTCTCACACCATGCTGATCATGAGCTGGGCCTTCTTCTCCGTCTGAGTAGAATGGCGCAAAGTCTTTTGCCGAATCATCGAATGTCGGCGAGTTAATATTCATTGCATCGTCTATTTTACCGTAAGATGCAGCAAAGACGTCAGCAGGCATATCTTTATATTCGCTAACTTTTGCATCTAGATTTATACGTTCTACCACTGTATCTGAATCTCCATCGTCCGGAAGAACACCAAGTGTTTCTACTAAGCCATTTGGTATCGTATAAGTCGCAGTACCTTCAACAAATAATGGAGGTGGCGGTTCATCAATGTTATCTGGCATAGTCAAAAGAATTGAGTTTGTAGAAGGCATTTCTAAAACAACAGATCCGCCTAAAAAGAATCCAGCTGGATGTACAAACTTTTTATATAAATCTTTCCATGTATTTAATGGAACGGATGATTTAATAAGAACAGAGAATATTTGATATAATGCACTGTTTTGAATAAATCGAAGAGATTCTGTACCTATTTGCGATTCACTCACAATAAACATATTATTCTTTGGATATTCTATTTCAACATCGATGCCATAGAACGCACGGAAAAAACCTTCGGCAGAATACTTTGTTCCTTTAACTCTATAAAAATTTGCGAAGTTTCGAAGTACTTCACGCGGTTCACTAAAATATGTCGAATTAGCACCATCAGCAATCGATGCAAATATATTCTCAATGTATTCTAAGTTAGTTGCCTCTAAATCATATAGACTATATAAATCTTGTAGAGCATCGATAGTACCATCTGAATCCATATAATCGTAATAACCTTCTAAGAAAGTAATTAGATTTGGATATGCACTTGCGTAGTATTGAGGTAGTACCTCTTTAATACTGTATGCTCTTAAATTTAAATTAGATCTGCTATAGTCTGGGCTATGAGACATTTTAATATCCGGACGAAGGTATGCTTGGAGATCTTACATATGTGTTAGCTGCTCCCGTACTAGAAGATGTAACGCCTGTAGCTGAGCCAAGGGTAACATCGGTTTGTTGTCTATCGACTCCGCTTGTAGCAAAAGATGGACCTTCATCTAAATCTAAAATGTAGCTTCGTAGTGGTCTTATTGTAGACTGATTAGCCGGAGTTACTGACATCTTAATATAGTTAACACCTGCAGTAATAGCAGTCGGAGCAAATCCTGTTAAATTTATTGTACCAGTTAATGCGTCGTAAGAACCAATATTGTCTACTTCAACTTCTCCTATTGAATTTACGATCTGAAGTTTAGTTAAGTTTAATGCATTTTTAACAGAGCAAACTTTACCATTAAAAATAAACGTTGATGAATTCACAACATAATCTGCCGGATCCGGTGAAGCTAATTCTGCAGGAAAATATATTCTATATGACGTTGATTGTAATAGATCTGGAACAAATCTTTGCTGTATTTTTATTGACGCTTGTGAGTTTAGAATCGATTCACTAATATCATCAACTTGTCCTAACAACTCAGATCTTCTAAATATTCCGCCGAATTGAGTCAAGTTAGTACTAACATAAGATTGTAATGCCGCAAATACTGAAGATTCAGTTGACTTAACGGTCTGCCCAGTAAGATTAGGATCAAAGTTAAATGTTAAGATGACTTCGAGGTAAGTTATTACTGGATCTTCGAATTGTGTATCAATAGAAAGAATCGAAAGATTATTAGATACATCTTGGACAATAGAGTTTTTAACTGCTGTCTTTTGTGATTCAGTCGTACCATCTTCAAACACAAGGGAAACATATACTTTACCATAATCTGCTGGCACATTATCTTCTCCGCCCCATGCAATCGCATCTGTAACTGTAGGATAATTTCTTTGTATTACTGCACGATAATCATCGGCTG